CTTTGGTACTTTACCAGTCTTCAATGCACGAAGAGCTTTTGCGAAGTCTTCAACTGCAATTACACCACCAGTACCCGAACCAATCATACGGTGAGCAACACCATTAATTGTATTAGGGTTAGCTGCTGTTTGACCAGTTTGTGCCAACTTCATGATGTCTGTTTCAAGACGTTCCATCAAGGCACGTTCTTGCAGAGGTACAAACTGAGACATGATTTGATTGGCGTAGTAAACATCCTGCATCGCTTTGTTAGTGATGTAGTTACTGGACTGTAGGTAGTCAGTAATTGTAAATGTAAACTGTGCATCATCAATAGCAGTGTAGGATACTGCTGTATCTTCAGCGTAGTCAGCAATGGTTGCATCGCCAAGTGATGGGATTTTAAATGTATCTCCGTCAGGGAAATCACTCAACCAGTTAACGTATTTCATACCTTGCAGTTCGTCACGCAAGATTTCTTTTAGTTCTGCACTCCAGACTTCCGCCCGTTTAGCAAGTGCTAGTGTTGCTACTGTATTACCAGCCATTTTCGTATTCCTTTATTAATAAAATTTATCACCCAGACGTTCGGCATCAGCCATCATTGCACGTTGGGTAGACGGTTTGTAGTATAGTGAAGAGTTTTCCCTACGAAGTTGTTGGTAGTAACCAAAGTCCTTCCCAGAGGATGCTTGCATTGTAGAACCCTCAGTACGAATGCTCCCTTGCACTAATGGCGAAGACTTAGGTGCTGACCGCCCCATCAACTGCATAAACGCAGCTGGTGATTTAGCAGCCATACTTTGTAACTCCGTCATTGGTAAACCTAGTTCATTAGCTTTCTGCTGCACGGCAGTTGCTGCTTCTGTTCCGTAGGCTTGTGCAAGTTCCGATTCAACGACAGCGATATTGTTTTTAGCAACACCTTCTAGCTCTCGTTTCTTCAGGGTCTGTTCAACTAGGCTCTCAATGTTTGCTTCACTCGACACAGGCTGGGTGTTAGCTGTATTCGGAGTGCCACCATTATTATTGTTGGGGTCAAGAAGTTCGGTTGGGGATGCCGAGGCCATTTCTTCCATCTTATTAGTAACTCCAAGTTTGTAGGATTGTTTTTCTAGGTCAGCTTTTAAAGCAGAATTTTCTTGTTTCATCTGTTCGATAAATCTATCTGCTTCTACTTTACCTTTTGCTAGAGCTTCTACATCATTGAACTTACGTCCTTCTCCCACAAGATCACCTAGGACTGAAGGGCTGGTTGGCTCCTCAAAGGATGATACTTGTTCACTCTGCGTTACAGGGGTCACCTGTTCTTCAGAAAATACACTCATTGTTATTCCTTGTCTAAGTTAATTAGGTCTAACACAGTGGTCACTGCTCTATTAAACCCGTTACGGTCTGCTTGCTTGTATGCCCACGATGGTGAGTCATAGTCTGCGGCAGGGGTAGTATCCTTTAGCATAGGCTCTAGGATTTCTTTAAGGCGGTCTAGGCTCTCTCTGTTAGATTGGAGAACCTGACCTACTGCCTCTTTATCTTTCTTTGTCTTACACTCTCTGAACCAAGCTGCCTTCATTCGATAGGCTCCTCAGAGACTTGCTCAGGAGTAGGTTGCAGTTCCTGCATACCCTGTTCAATTTTCTCTTCTTGCTCTGCTTCAAACTCGACCTGAGCCTCTGTAACAACCTTCTGTGTCTCAAGCTGTTCAGTTACTGCAATGTTCTCACGGAACAAAGCTGGTTCACCTAGTTCATCTGCTAACAAACGAGCAAACTCTTTACCTGACAGGTGTGACCCAATAGTAGGATCAGATGCTTTGATCTGGTACATAGTAGTAAGGTTCTGTACTCGTTGAGCACGTTCAGCAAAGTGTCGAGCACCCATTGGTATGATCTTACCGTTAGCCTTGATATCCTCACGAGTAATCTGTGTAAAGAAATAAAGACCTGTATCTTCGTTGAGTACCTTAGCTGTATCTTCGTAGTCCATGTTGCGACGAGATACTTCAAGCATAGCGTTCAAGATAGGCTCAAGGAACACACGTTCAAAGTGGGCTGTCTTGTGTTGGAAGATACGTCCTGCTGCTGTCATAAGCTGGTTGACTTCAAAGGCTGTCTTCTCACCAGCACTACGGATACCCATAGCTTCACGAGGAGCACCAGCCATCATTTCCATCTTAACTTCAAGATCACGAATCTGAAAGTCAGCATTCAAAGCTGTACTGTCAGGAACAAGGTAACCTACGTCCCCTTCATCCCCTAAGTAAATACGAGCATTAGGTTCAAAGTCAAAGTCCTCTACGTCACCACGTATTTTAAGAACAGGGTAAGCAATCTGGTCAAAGACATCAGCCCTTAAGTTCTCCAAGTGGTCAATGCGGTACTGCATGCCTACAAGGTTATCTAGTGGACCCATAGAGTAGATATTGTCAGGACGATCCCGCCAACCTACGTGGAAGATAGGATCACGACCTAAGTAGCTAGGGTTCTCTTCATTAGATAAGACATATGCACGATCAACAATTGTGATGATACGATTGTTTAGGAATTTACCTGAGTTAGTATCGTAGATGTCTCCGTAGAATGTAAGTATCTCTACGTAGTCTGATTCGTAGTAGTCAGTTATGTTAGAGAAACCATCAGCTACAAAACCGTCTGACTTATTAACGTCTACTTCGTTGCCCTTAGCTGCACCACGGTTACCTAGCATCTTATTGAAGATGTCAGCCATGTACTCTTTATCTGGTGCAGTTTCAACCATACGTTGCACTTCACCTAAAGTAATAACAGAACGTATAATCTTAGGAGTATCGGCAAACTCAGCAGCTACAGGATTAAAGCAGATGTCGTAAGGAGAGATACGGACTAGCTTTGGACCTATGTAGTTTACAATACGATCACCGTCTTCAAAGTTAGTTACCTTACGTTGGTAGTCTACCATAGCAAAGCAGTTACCGTACTGGATGTAGTCATTAATAAGTTTACTTGTTGTGTTTACAAAGTCTGACTGACGTACCTTGTTTTCCATGTATGCCTGAATGATGTCACGTTTAATCTTAACATCTGAGTCAGCATCTGTAGCTTCAAAACGAAACCAACGCTTCTGTGGGAACAAAGCAGCAAAGTAGTTAGCATGTAAGTTATCAGCAATTTGTGTTAGCTTAGGTGTCGTAGTTGAGTTAGACCACGGCAGCTTGTTGTTACTCGTAGTACGGGTATCTGTAGCATAGACGTAATTACGTAACTCTTTCCATTCTGTGATCTTCTCAGAACGAGCATTGTTCCACGATGACCAACGGTTGGAAATGTCCACAGCTAGGGTGTGTGGATCAATAATGCTTTCAATGTCGATTGTAGTGCCAGCCATGATGACTCCCAGTCCTAGCCTGTGTGGTAATAATAACACACATTAATTTCTTTGTCAATAGTTAAAATGAAACACCACCGAATTTAGGATGGAATACTACATTATTATCTTGACTTCTTATTCTCTTGACAGCATTACCCGGCTTAACAGCTACTTCAACAGCAGCAGCCAGACAGTCTTTACAGTCATCGTGGGCAGGGTTATACGATACTAACTCTTCTTCTAAGACTTGGCAGTTACCACCACGGTAATGAAACATCTGTAGGTTGTCATACCTAGGCTCAAGGATAGCTGCTATACGTTCTTCTTTAGAACCTTGGTGTCTGTTGGGGCGGTGCTCATCAATCTTTAAAGCTAGACCATTAGGCTTAATGTAGTTATCTTTTAGTTCAGATACAATTGCTGACTGAGCAGCAGTACATTCAGCCCGTAGTTTTCTAAAGTCCCAACGGTTAAGTAAGTCTAAGATATGCCTGAAGTACTCAGAAATCTTATCTGTTTTAAAGCGGTCAATGTCTAAAACATATACGTTATTTTCAAAGTCCACACCAATGACGACAATGGCGGTGTAGTCGGCACGTTTACTGACACTGTAAGCAAAGTCCACAGCTGCACTAACATTTAATTTACGTCCTTTGTAGTGCCACTGACCGTTGTCTCTATTCATGTGTTTACGATCATAGTACTGAAACCTGTCGTAAGCAATAGGTTGTGTATCTGGGTCAGTAGGATCGTTGTAGTACTGTGCTCTGAACTGTACACGGTCTAGGTACTGCCCTCGTTTCTTAGCTAAGATTTTAATATCAAAACCAAACATCTTGCCATCTTTACGAAGTTGTCTAGGCCACAAGAAGTCACCAGTACCATCCCCGTTATCTTCTACTCCTCGTTCCATTACTTCGTAGATAGATTCCTTACCTATTATTTCATTCTTATGTGAATAGATGTCTTCTTCCATACTCATCAAGTCAGAGTACAAATCTTTAGGGTGGTAACGTGTACCTACTACCCACTCCCTAGCTTCACTACCCTCAATAGACGAAAGCAATGAGTACTGAGACTTAACCTTATTACGGCCCTCGTTAGTGTACGCATTTTCAAACACCACAACATCATCAAGAACTGCAATGTCACAGTGCATCCCAGTAAGGGAAGTAGTGAGACCGCCAGTAAATATAGAAGGGTCACGGATAGCTTCCTTCTTACGGTCAGGGTGGTCTAAGGCAATCTCAGATGTAGTCCACTTCTCTCGTTTACTCTCATCTTTGTTCAAGTGTTGAGGCCAGTACTTCTGGTGAATGTCTGACTCAAAGATGTTCTTAATAAACGACAACTGTTTCTGCGCTAGGTTTGATGTAGCTGAAATATACAAGACCCGTAGTGAAGGATTCTTAGTTAACTCCCAAGCAACACGGTAGGCAACCATAGCTGACTTACCGTGGTCACGAGGAAATAGTAGAAGCTGGTGAGACTTACATTCCTGCCTTGTCCACCACTTACAGACATCCTCATGACAGTTACCTAGTACACGTTGAGGAGCAACAAGCCTAATAAATGTTATTAGACTTGCTTCTGCTGCTTCTCTTATTTCGATGAGTGTTGCCATTAATTTATACTGCAGTAGAACCTGCCATGTCGTCCTGAGCCATAACCCAAGCATAACATTTGTCCAAGAAAGCATCGCCAGATGAAGCCTGAACGTCAGCGAGGTTTGCGTTGTAACGCTTAAAGTCTACCTCACGAGTATCATCAGTTGGTGTAGCTGTCGCATATGCTGACAGGTCAATCATTACTGTGAACTTGGGATCATCACCACGTTGACGACTGATAGCCGCTGTAGCAATGCGATAGTAAGCGTTGTTGAAAGCGATACCGTACTGGCTTGAGCCTTCTGCGATTGTGTTTTGAATAGCCATTGGAATCTCCTTTTAGGCGTAAATTACTTCAGATGTATTGATTGTAGCAACCCACCTGATATTGGTTGATGCTGCACCAGTTGCCTCGACCTTGAGGCCACCATTAGTTGTGTCAGCGGATAGTGCCATGCCCCAAGACGGGGTGTTGTCTAGTACAGTAGTTGCTGAGTTGACCAGCACTGTGGTCCCTGCCGAACCCTCTCTGCGGATCAAGCCTTCAACCTTCCATGCTGCCGAAGCTGTACCTTCGCTTGCTTTTTGACGGGCTACTATAATGCCAGTGAAAGCGTAAGCTGAGTTGTTGGGGAGAATGACTTGGTTTGTGGCGTTAGGCGTCCATACGTTCGTGTTGAGTGCTATGGGCGTGGCGTTGCTTGTTGTATAACCTAGAACGTAATATGCGCCTTGCAGGTTAGGATACACGCCCGTGGCATGTTTTAAGCGGATGCCGTTTGTATTACCATAGTATCCTTTGGCTGTACTGTAGTCACCATCTGCTACGTTTGAACCACCGCCGATAACTGTTGAGTTAGCTCCAGATGATGTCGCACTGGACCCACCTAAGACAGCAGAACCTAACCCAGATGCTGTCGATGTGTTGGAAATGCAAACCGAGTTGGTGCCCGTAGCTTTTGCTAAATCCCCAATCGCCACACTATTAGCACCTGTAGCCCCATAGGTTGAGGTGTTGTTGCCGATAGCTGCTGCGAAGGAGTATATGCCAGTAGCCCCAGCGTTCCCAAACGCCATAGAATAATTACCCTGTGCACGAGCATTATAACCAAAGGCTCCAGCCCTAGTTCCTATCGCATCTGTCTGTGTTCCTATTGAAAAACTTTCAGGGCCGACTGCGTATGCGTTTTCACCTATGGCTACTGAATCACTAGCAGTAGCTCTAGCATTATAACCAATCGCCACTGCATTGCTACCACTGGCGGTTGGGTCAGTAGCACTAACGGGGTTAGCAGCATAAAGATCAGCACCACCACCACCGCCACCAACTGCTGTACCATCAAGTAGTAAACTTGTTCCGTCAGACGACAGGGCAATGGCTGCTCCTGAGCCTGTATGTTTTACATTAATAGCACCCATTAGTACGTTACCTCGCTTGTATTGACGGTTGCTACCCATCGTATGTTAGTGGCTGCTGCGCCTGTGACTGTGATGGCTAGACCACCGTTAGTTGTGTCAGCCGTAAGTGCAACAACCCACCCTGTAGGTACGTTGAAGTCGTCTATTGTTGATTTGATTAGAACTGTGGATGCTGCGTTAGCCTCACGCCTGATAGCCCCTTTAATCTCCCAAGCACCTACATCAGTGCCAGAAGATGCCTGCTCACGGGCAATGATTGTGCCGCTGAAGAAGTAAGCTGAGTTGTTGGGGAGAATGACTTGACCAGTGGCATCGTTCCATTGGTATCTGGTGGTTAAATATGCGGGTGTTGCGTCAGTGGTTGGACGCCGCATAACCGTTATTCCAGTTTGACTGTCACCTTCAGTAGAAAACCTTTGACTGCTTAGTGCAATTTTGCCAGTAGAATTTCCGTTACTGTAACTGCCCAAAGCGGTTGAGGACATAGTTGTCGCTTTTGTATTATTACCAAAGGCGTTACAGGCTTGGCCTGTTGCTTGAGCATTAAAGCCAACAGCGACAACTCCTACATGCGGGAATGCCTGCGCTCCATCACCAATAGCCATGCTATTTGAGCCACTAACCTTGCTATATCTACCCATGCTGATGCTAAAGTTTCCTTGAGCGCCATAACTGGACGAATTAACATTAATAGCAGCGGCGAAGCTATCCGACCCACCAGCATAGGCGGTTCCCAAAGCGACTGCTGAAGTAGCACTACTGCCAATCGTAGCATCATCCCCCGCCGCAAATGACTTTTCACCTGCCGCCAAACTACTATCACCAATAGCTACGGCATTAGTCCCAGTCGCTGAAGGCTGGGCTGATGGGCTGCTTTCATTTGCAGAGTAAAGATCAGCACCACCACCACCAGCAGTGGCAAAAGTAACTGCTCCCGACCCATCTGTGGTCAGAACTTGATTGGCTGTACCATCTGCTGTTGGCAGGGTGTAAACGCCGCTGATCTTGACTGTATCAGTAGTCCCGCCTAAAGCAATCTGGTTGGCTGTGGTAGAAATTGCTGTATCGCCAATAGCTATGCTGTTAGCTTGTGTAGCTTTTGATAGTTGTCCTAGGGCAATACTATTAGCGCCCGTAGCCCCGAAGCTTGCTGAGTTGTTGGCTATAGCTGCTGCGAAGGAGTTACTACCAGAGGCATAGGAGCCGCCGAGGGCTACTGCACCCGAACCATTAGTTGTTGAGCCTCCATAACCACTGTTAGCACCCGCAGCAAATGAAGTTGTACCGTATGCAGCAGCAGAACGACCAAGAGCTACTGCGCCACTGCCCGATGCAACTGGATTAAAGTTACCGCTGTTATTGTTACATTCAGCATAAAGATACGGTGAAATGTTTTTAGACAACCACTTGGAGGTTCCATCGCTTACAAGGGTTACAGAGGCACCAGAAGCTAACTTGTAATTAGTATCACCAGTGCTTCCGTTGTTTGTAAAAGTATCAGACCCAGTTCGGTTTATCACGTGAGTGTTGCCACTCTGATTAATTATTGTAACGTAAAAGCCTGAGCCTAAAGTTGCTGCTGAACCTAGAGTTGCATATTCATTCCAACTCCCTGTGAATACAAGTATATAACCTAAGTCAGAAGAGCCTACAGTATATGCGTCAGGCTTTGTTACAACTGTAGAAGCACCACCGCCACCAGCAGCAGCAGTAGCAAACGTAACCGCCCCTGCACCATCTGTAGTTAAGACTTGATTGGCTGTACCGTCAGCCGTGGGTAGGTTGTAGGCCCCCGATATTCTTGCGGTTATGCCCGATCCGCCCAGTGCAATTTGGTTAGTTGCAGTAGTCGTCGCAGACGTTCCAAAAGCAGAAGAAGCTGTGTGCGTAGAAAGCGCCCCATACCCCACAGCTGTACTCGCAAGGGCTGTCGCTTTGGATGAAGTCCCTATTGATACAGACCAATTACCCTGTGCGCCGAGAGTATTTGCGGAACTCCCGATTCCCGCAGCAAAAGAGTCGGCTCCGCCTGCGTTTGCTCGACCTAAAGCGGTAGAATTAGATCCCGAAGAAACAGCATAGCCACCTATGGCTACACTATCAGAACTGTTCGGTGCAGTCGCAGTGGTGCTTGATTCGACAAATAACGTAGGGCCATTAGTGGTCCAGTCGTAGTCCGTGCCAGACCAAGACAGAACTTCTCCAGTTGCGGCTGTGCTTTTGTTTAGGTGGGTATCTACGTCTGCGTTTGTATAACCTGCTGGAACTGTAGCCCAAGTTAAACCGCCAGTATTACCTGACTGTGCTGAAAGGAAATAACCATTAGTCGGAGTGTTAGAAACTTTAAGATTGGCCTCGTCCACCACGTTATCTGTAATAACTGTAGCACCATCGCCAGTTGATGTTACTTCACCTGTGTGGTTTGGGTGGACGTAGTTATTTGCATTTGCTGCTATGTTACCTAGCTTAGTAAACTGAGCATCCGTAAAGGCATTTGCTTGAGCCTCATAAGCCGTTTTGATCTGAGCGCCTGTTTGATCTGCAGTTGACCCATCTTCTACATTCAGCGCAGATAGAAGCGCACTCTTGGTTATTGATCCATTTAAACCAACAACCGAAGTGACTGCATCTGTTTGGTCATGCTTTGACCAGTTGCTTGCATAAGTTGACGTTGAAGCGTTATCAACTATTGCAACAATGTTGTCGCCAACTGCAAAAGATATCCCGCCTACGGTTCCTGTAACTGAAACATAATAGAACCAACCAACTTGCGCTGACCCTGAACCAGGAAAAGTGCTTGCAGAAGCGTCCCAATCACCCTTGTAAACCATACCATTAGCAAGCGCAGCTATATCTATTTCCATTTGGTCAAGACTGACTGCCTGTGTGACCGTAATGTAATCAATCTTGTTGCCATCCGCAGCAACGTCACGCCCGTCAAAGGTTGAGCTAGTTGTAATAGCACCAGTTATTGCTCCGCCAGCTTTAGGCAGTGCATTATCTGCTGTAGTGCCTTGAGCAGATGTAGCATAGGCTGTTGCTGCTGTAGTAGCCGCAGTACCAAGACCTAAGTTAGTTCTGGCTGTGCTTGCATTGTCTAGATCAGATAGGTTGTAGGCCCCAAGTAAAGCACC